ACGCCCAACGCCGCGCTGGCGTCCTGGTATGACGACGCCGGGCAGACGGCCTCGGGCGCTCACTACGGCTACGGCTACGCCTCGCTGATGTTCGGCAGTCGGTGGGGCCATCGCGTGCGGTTCTGCCACGCCGGGCGCTGCGTCGTCGGGCGCCTGGACGATCACGGGCCCTACGTCGGCGGCCGACTGTTCGATCTCAACGCGGCGCTGCGCGCGGCGCTGGCCTGCCCCGATCTGTGCTGGCTGCGCTGGGGCGATCGCTGGCCAACGCCGCCGCTCGGGGCCCGTCTGGTGTTCCGGCGATGACGGCGACGACCTGCAATGTGCGCTTTGTCGTGCTGGGCCGCCCGCAGCAAAAGGGGTCCAAGCAGGTGATGCCCGTCAAGGGCCCGCGGCGCTTCATCGTCCGGGAGAGCAACGCCAAGGCGCGGCCGTGGGCCAACACCGTCAGCGCCGTGGCCCGCGAGCACTGGCACGGCGACCTGGTCATGGGCCCGGTGGTCGTCTCGGTCGCCTTCTACTTCGCCCGGCCCAAGGGCCACTACGGCACCGGGCGCAACGCGCTGGCGCTGCGGCCCTCGGCGCCCACGCAGATGATCGTTATGCCCGACGTCGACAAGCTCGCCCGCTGCGCGCTGGACGCCCTGACGGGGATCGTCTTTCGCGACGACGCGCAGATCGTGACCCTGCACGTCGGCAAGCGCTACGGCGAGCCCGAGCGCGCCGAGATCCTGGTGCGGGAGCTGGTCGACGGTGTCTGACAGACCAACCAAACAGGAGGTCCGTATGTCTGTATCGCAGGACGCCCGCGAGTTTGGGCTACATCTCAAGCAGGGCGGCTGGCGGCTCGGGCTGCTTGTCGCGCGCAACGTCGAAAAAGGCAAGGGCACCGGGGGCGATTCGAAACGCCACCGTAACGATCGTTACGGTGGCGGCAAGGTCAGCGCGCAGGAATTTGCACGCGAGTCGGTCTATGGAACGGCGCCGCGCGTGCTCCGACACCTCGCCGCGTGGGAGCGCGCCGCCGACGAGGGCCTCGTGCCCCACGCGGCCGACCTGATGCCCGACACCGATGCGGCTATCGACGTCGAGGCGTTGCCGCCGTGGACCGACTACTACGACGCCAGCGACGCGGGCGGCCGTCCCCGCGACAGCAAACCGGCCGACGCCGTGGCCATCATTGAACGCCAGTCGGTGGAAAGCCGCGGGGAGATCGTCGCCCAGCTACTCACCGACCCCGAGACCCGCGAGGCGGTCGTCGACCATGTGCGCGGTGCCGCTGCGGTCGAGTCGATGCACCACACGATCCAGACCAAGCGCGCGCCCGTCGGGCAGCCCGAGCTGGTGATGCCGCCGTCGCCCGAATTCGCCTCGGCGTTCTGGCGGGCGGCCGGTGCCGTGCATACCGCGCACGCCGAGCTGATGCGCTGGGGCGTGCGTGACCTGGAGGCGGACCACCACACGCGGGAGGCGGCCGAGTCGCTGCGGTCCCAGGCCGCCGAGGTTGGGCACGCGGTGGCGGACTTTGTCGTGGACAACATTCCGACCGAGGACGTGGCATGAGCAACGCCTTTGCACCCATCGCAGAAGTGGCCTTAATGCGAGTGCTCGACGGGGGGAGGCCGGTTACTCCGCGGGCGGTACACGAGCAGCTAGAGAGCGATGTCGACCTCCTGCTCGCCTTGCGAGATGCGTTCAACACCGCGCAGGGGTGGCAGGCCTTGCAGGTGCAGGCCGTGGCGGCCGCGTGCAAGGAGTACGGCGACGCCGTGGACACCGGCCGAGACGCTGAGCACGTCGCCGAGCACAACCGCACGACGATGGCGCGGCGCCTGGCCATGAAAGAAAAGATCCGCGCCGATCTCGACCGGAGCATCCGCGGCGATCTGGCCGCTCTATCGCAACTAACCCTCGACGACGACCTAGATGGGCTCGCCCTGGCCGAGACCGTGGCCGTCGAGGCCCAGGCCGACTAGGGATCCCCCGATGTTTGACGCAGACCGCGCCCGCGAGCTGGCCCAGATCCGGCGGCCGTGCCCCTGGTGCGGGCGCGTGCTGCGGCCGTGCAATCTGCCCAAGCACATCGAGCTGGAGCACTATCACCAGCTCACCATCGACGAGGTGCTCGACGAGATCGAGCGTCAAGGCCGGGTGTGGGCGTCGTGAGCGCCCGGCCGACGCCGCAGGCCGAGGCGGCCATCCGGCGCGTGCTCAGACGCGCCGGACGGCGGCTGCTCTCAGATCAGCTCGCGCAGCTCGACCGCGACGCGGTCGGCGACCGAGGCGCGGCCCCGCGCGACGTAGGCCGCCTCGACCGCGGCACCGATGATCTCGCGGCGCTCGGCGAGGGTGAGCCGGTCCCAGTCGGCCGCCGCGCTGATCGAGATGCCGCTCGCCACCGTCGCTAGCCGCGCCGCCTCGGCCAGGGCCTTGTCGCGGTGAACGCGCAGCAGCTCGACGGCCTCCTGTGCGGCGGCCTCGCCCTCGGCGTCGACGAGCATCAGACGCCGCAGCGCGGTGTCGAGCTTGGCCTGGGCGGCCTCGACCTTGGCGGCGGCGGCGCGGGCACGCTCGTTGGCCGAGGTCGTCTCCTCGATCCCGGCGGCGTAGGCGCGCACCCGGTCGACGATGTAGGCCTCGACGGCGTCGGCGGAGATCGTCACCGGCGCCGAGCATTCGCCGGGCATGCCGCACTTGTAGAACGCATACCGCCGGGTGGTGTCGCCCCAGCGCGCCGTCTGCCCACCGGCCACCATCCTGGCCCCGCACGAGGCGCAGCGCAGGACACCGAGGCGGGCGAGCAGGCGCTCGGACTTCGGGGCCCGGCCGCCGGTGGTGCGCATGCGCTGGACGGCGTCCCAGACGTAGCGCTCGACGATCGCCTCGCACGCGGTGGGGTTGACCGTCTCGCCGTGGCGCAGCTCGCCGACGTAGAGCGGCGAGCGCAGCAGGATCTGCACCGAGCGGTAGCTCAGCTCGTGGCCGTGCTCGGCGAGCAGCTCACGCACCTTGGCGTAGGGCTGGCCCGCGGCGCGCAGCGCGAAGGCCTCGGCGATGGTCTCGCGCAGATCGTCGACGACCTCGGCGCGGCCGTCGGCGCCGCGCACGTAGCCCAGCGGCAGGGTGGGATAGGGCACGATCCCGTCGAGGACCCGGCGGCGCACCGAGGCGCCCGAGCGCTCGCGGGCGGTGCGGGCGGTGTGCTCGGCCATGGCGCCGAGCAGTGTGGCATTGAGCCACTCGGCAGCGGTGCCGTTGGTGATGGCGCCCGAGTCAAGGGCGACGACCTGGCCGCCCGCGGCCTCGACGCGCTGCACCACCTCGGCCTGCGTCGCCAGCGAGCGAAACAGGCGGTCAAAGTAGGCGGCCATGATGACGTCGGCCTCGCCGTTCTCGACCATGGCGACGGCCTCGGAGAGACCGGGCCGCTTGTCCAGGGCGCGGCCGCCGGACACATCCATCTCCTCATAGACCTTGAGCAGGGCGCCGCCGTTGCGGTCGCACTCGGCCTTGATCCGGTCGGTCTGCTGGCCGGGGGAGGCGAACGAATCGCCCTCGCGGTCGCCGACCTCGGAGACTCGGACAAGGCCGACGATGCGCTGGGCGCTGGTGGTGGGGGACATGACGGGGTCCTTTCGGGGGGAGGAATTCATGCCTCACAGTCTACTACCTTTCCAGACGCGCGTCGACACTGGCGTCTAAGAAAGTAGTATGAGCCCCGCCTTGCCCCTGCTTGCCCCAGCGGCGTAAACTCTACACAGTCGGATCGGGAGAGTCGAGGTCGGGAGGTTGCCGGTGGAGAGCAGCGAGCGCGAGCGTGGGACGTTCTATGCCACCCTGCGGGTCGAACTGGAGGACGTCACCGAGGCGGTGGCGCGTGAATTCTGGGGGGCGCTGGTCGACTATCCAATCGACCTCGGCGGCTATATCGCCACCGTCGTCGCGGTGACGCCCGAGGTGGTGCCATGAGCTTTACCAATGACCTGATCGCGCGCCTGTTGAGGCGCGAGGATGAGCTGCGGGCCGAGCTTGACCGGGTGATGGCGGCGCGCGCCGCTCTCGGCCCGCGTGCCGCTGTCGCCGAGGCGCTCAAGGCCCACGATGCGAGTCACGCTCTGGCGCGCTCGGCGGGGGCCTTCGAGGAGCCCGCCGAGGTGCTCGTGCTCGTGCTCGACGGCCTCGACACGGCGGCCAAGCTGGCCGTGCGCCTCGGCAATCCGCGGGGCCCGGTGACGCGGTGCCTGCGCGCCCTGCGCCGCGAGGGCCTCGTCGAGCTGGATGCGGCCAATCACTGGCGCCCGACCGAGCTGGCGCGGCAGCTCGATCTGGAGTCGGCGCCGTCTCGCTGGGCCCAGGCCGCCATGAGATGACCGGCCACTACTTCGGCCCCGACGGCGAGCCGATCGGGATGTGGGACTGGTGCAGGCTCATGCGCGACGAGGCCAGCCATCGCGTGGCGCTGACCGAGCTGCCCGGCGGCGTCGAGGTCTCGACGGTGTGGCTCGGGCTCGATCACAATTTCGGGGCGGGGCCGCCGTTGATCTATGAGTCGATGGTGTTCGGCGGGCCGCTCGATCACGTCCAGCAGCGCTACCCCAACCGGGTGGCGGCGCTGGCCGGGCACGATCAGCTCGTCGCCGCGGCGCGCGACGCCGCCGTCGGGGCGCCGCGGTGAGCGACGTCGACGATGGGATTCTCGTCGCGCTCCAGGCCGAGCTGGCCGAGTTGCGCGCCCAGCGCAAGGTCATCGACGAGCGGATCGCCCGCTGCGAGGCGGCCGTGTCGGCGCTCAACGGCGATTTTCACCGCCTCGGCGGGCGGCGCTCGGCGACGGCCGGGCACGCCATCCTGGCGGCGCTGTCGACGTTCAAGGGGCCGGTGCGCACCGAGGACCTGCTCGACCAGGAAGGGCTCGGCCACTACTCGCGCAGCACCCTGCGCGGCGCGCTGTCTGAGCTGCATCGGTCGGGCCGTCTGGTGCCGGTCGAGCGCACGCCTCGGGGCTACATCTGGGAGCCGCCGCGGTGAGCGGCTCGCCGAGCTGGTCGTTGTTCGTCGACTTCGCCCGGTCGCGCCCGGCGAGCGTGCGCGAGCTGATGCGCGCCTGGCCGCCGCTGTGCACCGTGCGGACCCGGCCGCATGTCACGCTGCTGGTGCCCGCGCCGGGCGTCGACGGCCGCGTTGAGAGCTACACCGAGGACGGGCGCCTAGGGGTGGTGGCGCCGATCACCATCCCGCACCCCGAGCACGGCTACGGGATGGGGCGCCCGGGGATGCTGGCCAAGGGGATGTGCGCCCCGACCGATCTCGTGCTCGTCGACGAGCCGATCTGGACCCGCGCCGACGTGGCGCGGGCCCTGGAGCAGGACACGCGGCCACCGGCGCGAAAAGGGCGCTAGCGGTCTCTGAGCGGCCGTCTGCGGCGCTCCCCGCGATTCTGCGGGTGCTAGGTCATCTGGGAGGATCAGCGCCGCAGACGGCCGGAGAATGGCTCAGAGCGCTTGGTGCTCATATCACGCAGTTATCGAGCGTCCGAGTCGTCAAGCGGTTCGTCGCCTGCCGCTGGTTCCAGCTTGGCCCATAGTTCGTCGGTGATCTCGTGAGTGGCCCAAAACGCATCTGCTTCGGCCTCTGACGCGAACACGGGAATCTCGCTCGGATCGGTGATCGGGATCTTGTCGTCGGTAGTCATAAGACGGGATTACCGGGCGTCGGCGAGCTGGCGCGCCAGAGCGACGATGGCGGGCAGCGCGTCGAGGTTGCGATAGTGGCCGAGCAGGAGCTGGGCTCGGCTGGCCAGGCTCGCGGTGTGGGCATTGGGCCGCGCCGCGCGCGCTGAGCTGATGCGACGCAGCTCGGCGTGGCAATCGTCGATCAGCTTGTCGCGCTGATCGCTGAGCGTGTCGAGCAGATCGAGGTCGATCGCCGCGAGCACGGCGAGCGCCTTGTCGCGAGCGATCGCCGCCTCGTGCTCGTTGGGCGAGGCCGCTAGGGCCACCAGCTTGGTGAGCCGCGCGCCGGTGTCGCGCCAGTCGCTCATGGCGCATCGTCCTGCGTCAGTGAGTCGAGCAGTAGGCGGTCGCCGAGATCGCCGATCGGATCGGTGCTGTGCAGCGCGCCGGTCGTATCGAGCGTGACCGTGCGCTCGTGCTGGCGCACGACGTCGATCGGGGCGGGCGACCCGATCGGGCCGCTCAGCTCGGCGCGCAGCTCGCCATGCACGACGACATCGCGGTGCAGGCGCCCGCGGCCGCCGGGCAGCGGCTCGACGCGGTAGACGATCTCGCTGCGGTCGCTCATGGCGTCGACCGATTGCTGCGCTCGTGGATGACCTGGCCGCCGCGGTACTCCTGCACGTAGGCGTAGCTGCCCCAGCGATCGGCCAGGGCGATGGCCTCGGCGCGGCTGGTGCGGTAGAAGCGACTCGGCGTCGGCTCGACGCCGGGCGCGGTCGAGACCGACAAGGTGGTGATGACGTAGAGCGCGGTTCCGTCGTCGTCGTCGTGTTCGTCGGGCGTCGCCTCGGCGCGATCCAGGCGCCGGGCGATCAGGTTGTCGACCTGCTTGCGGGGGTTCATGCTGCGGCCTTGCGACGGCCGGGGGAGCGGTCGGCGGTGGCGTTCCAGGCCTCGATATCGCGCTCGCGCCAGAGACGGCCGCTCACGCTGCCGTCGCCGTTGTGGGTGACGGCGGCCGGGCGCGGAAAGTCGCGGCGGCCGTTGACGAGCTGGTTGACGCGGTAGCGCGTGACGCCGAGGATCTTGGCGACCTCGGCGGTGCTGAGCAGATTCTGGGTCATGGCGATGGTTCCTCGGTGATGGTGGGTAGGGTTACGGCGTTCCCTTCGGGGGGAATACGGGTCAAGGGCGAGCCCGACGGTCCTGCGCCGGGCTCGCCCGTCCTGTGTCATGCGGCCGGGGCGGCGGTGCGTGGGCGGCTCATGAACCAGATGAGCGCAAAGAACACGAACCCGACGAACCCGATAAACAGGATCACCAGCACGGCGATCCCGCCACCGGCGGCGGCGGCGTTGCTGCAATCGGTCCGGGTGAGCACGCCTGCGGCGCCCTTGACGCAATTGCCGACCTGGTCGCCTGCGCTACCGGCGGCGCTGGACGCCCAGACGATGATCGCCAGGCACCAGGCCCAGAGGACGTAGGTCATCTTGCGGATACGGCGGAGCTTGCTGAACATGGGTGTGTATCTCCAATTGTGTAGGTTTGAAATGGCGGGTGACTCCCGCTCGCGGCCCTCGTCTCTCCCAAGGCACAGGAGGCGAGGGCCGCGGCCGAGCGACTAGGCCTGGGGTGAGCCGACCGGGCGCCAGCCCTCGGCCTTGGGGCGGTCGGTGCGGATGATGATCGTGCGCACCTGGCTGGCGCCGCCGAGGCCGCGGGCACCGGCGGGCGCCCAATGGATGGCGGCGGCCGGGGCGACCTCCTCGATCTCGACCTCGGCAAACCCGCGCTTGCCCAGGGTGGTGGCGCGCTTGGGGCGCACCGGCAGCCAGACGTTTTCGCTGTCCGAGCGCCAGCGCTGGCCGTAGCGGGTGGTGACCTCGCGGGCATCCTCGACGATCGAGCCGTCGGTGCGCGTCAGCACCGTGCGGGCGAAGGTCCAGGTGTCGCCGTGCTCGGCGAGCGTGGCCTGGGTGCGCTTGAGCTGGGCGGTCATGCCCGAGGCCCATTGGCTGAGAAAGCCATCGGTGTCGCAGCGCTCGAAAGACTCGGCGGCGTCGCGGTCGTGCTGGGCGGCCTGGGCGCGGAGCTGGTCGGCGCTGTCCGAGCTGGCGACGGCCTCGACGCGGTCGATGCGGTGATGGCGCGTCAGCCGGTAAGCCACCTCGGTGGCGGCGTCGCGCTCGTTGTCGGCCTGCTTGGTGTCGCTCATCTGCTCGCCGGTCGGCATGTAGGTGTGGTGCACGGTGAAGTAGGGCATGTCGGGTTCCTTTCGGGGGGTGGCTGCTGCTTGGTACTAAATATACACGGGTGGCTAGGGTTGGTTACGCGCTGGTCAGCGCGCTGACATCTCGGCCGCCACGGTGCGCTCGATCTCGCGCAGGGCGCGAGCCCAGGCGGTGACCGACCGCATGGCGGTCTCGCCGCGGTAGCTCTCGCGCCGGTAGCGCGCCATCCTCGGCGCCGAGATCCGGTCGTAGGCCTCCAGGCACTGCTGGGGCGTGGCGTCCAGCTCGCCCAGGCCCATGCCGTAGCCGAACATCTTGGCCAGCTTGCGGGCGGCGTCGCGCTGGCGGCGCACGCGCACCAGCTCGCTGTAGCGCTGGCCGTTGCCGTAGTCGTGACCGAGGTCGCGGCGCGCGTCGTCGTACAGGCCGAGCACCGACAGCTCGGCGTCGAGGCGCTGGGCCTGGGTCACCAGCTCGTCGCGGGTGGGGTAGGGCTGGGTGGTCATGGTGGTGGTTCCTTTCGGGGGATTGGTGGGGTTGCGCTTGTTGGACGTCCTGGCTGCGCGGCGTTCCTGGGCGGTCGAGCGCCCGGCGCTGTAGTGGCGAGGGCAGGTCGTCCAGGCCTTGGCGGGGGTGCGCGTGCACTCGCCGAATGAGCAGATCTGGCGAGGCATGGCTAGAGGCCGAGCGCGCGGCGCTCGACGGCCCAGAAACGGTCGATGGGTTTGGCGAGCTGCGCCTCGTCGAGGTCGCTGGCGCACAGCGCGTTGACCAGCTCGCGGCCGGTGCGCAGGTGCAGGGCGATCGTGCCCTCGGTGGCGTCGCCGTTGCGGCCGGTCAGCTCGCGGCGCTCGATCCGGCGCAGCACCGAGGCGAGGTTGCGGCTCGTGCGGTTGAGCTTGGCGATGGTCTGGTCGGTGGTCATGGTCGTGGGTTCCTTTCGGGGGGTTAGAGGTGCATCGGCTGGGCCGAGGTCAGCTCGACCTTGCCGTCGTCGATGCGGGTGACGGTGACCGGCGCCCGGCTGGCGAGCCCGATCAGCTCGGCCGTGGTCGGCTGGTCGAGGATCACCGAGTAACCGCGGCCGCGATTCTCGCGGCGCTCGGCCTCGACGTTGAGCGCGGTGGCGACCGCGTGCTGGCGGTCGTAACGCGCGACGGCGCGCTGCGGCAGCGGGCCGCCGGTGTGCGTGCTCTGCACGCTGTGCAGCTCGGCGCGGTTGTGGGCGAGCATCAGCTCGGCCAGGGTGTGCAGCTCGGTGGGGGTGAAGTCGTTGAGGGAGATCATGGCTGGGTCCTTTCGGGGGGTGGTGGCCGGTGGCCGGTGCTAATGACTGTATCGACAAATATACACGGTCGTTTAGCGTTGGTTACGCGATCGGTCAGCACTCTGACAACGCATCGAGCCCGCCGGTGGGCGGGCTCGATGGCGCTGGGCTAGGCGGGGTCGTCGACGTAGGCGGTGATGCTCGCCCGCGAGCGGTGATAGGTGACGACGGCGGGGCCGTGGATGGCGTTCTCGGCCTTGCTGCTGGCCGGGTTCCAGGCGGTGTCGCCCTTGGCCAGCTCGACGCGGGCGATGGTCCAGCCCTCGCCCGCGTCGGTCCAGGTGAGGTCGGCGTTGGTGTAGTGCATGGGTTCCTTTCGGGGGGTGAGCAGGCGCCGCGGGTGCGGCGCCTGCGGTGTTGGCTAGAGACTGGGGACGGCCCAGACGGCGTCGCGGCTGACGGCCTTGGTGGTCATCTGCACGTAGGTGGCGGCCTTCTCGGCCAGCGGGAGCGCGTCGTGCGCGCGGGCGGCGTCGAGCTTGGCCTCGTCGCGGTCGGCGCGGTTGCGGGCGTCGGTGGCCCATTGGCGGAGCTGCTCCGCGGTCCAGACGATCGTCCGCTGGCTGTAGTTGTTGGGCTGGTCGGCGACGGCGCGGTATTCGGCGGGCAGCTCGGCCCAGACGACCCACTTGTCGTCACCGTCGAGGTGGTCGGTGGCCAGGCCCAGGCGCTCGACGATGGTGGCCTCGGCCTCATAGCGCTCGGCCATCTTGCGCGAGCTGGCGGCGTCGCGCATGAGGCGCGCCTCGTGCGAGATGGCGGCCAGCTCCCAGGCCTGCTTGACGGCGCTCGGGGTGGTGTACTCGGCGGTCACGCGCTTGGGGCCGACCTTGGTCACGCGGGCCACGCGGTTGCGGCCGCGGCTGTAGATGACGACGAGCTGGCCCACCTCGGGCGACTCGACCTTGTCGGTGAGGTCGGCGCTGGCGACGACGGCGGCGGGGAGATCGGTGATTGCGGTCATGGTGGGTTCCTTTCGGGGGGGTGGTTGCTTGCTGGTACTAAATATACACGGTCGGATAGGGTTGGTTACACCTAGGCCAGGAGATCTGGCCTAGGTGCAGGCTCGATCAGCGCGCCTCGATGGTGCGCACCGGGCGGCCGTTGAGCAGCAGCACCCACGCGCCACGCGCGCCAGCGCTGTCGGGCCCGCAGTAGCTGGCCGACCGCACCTCATAGGCGCCGGGGCCGAAATCGGCGACCGCGCGCTCGGCGGCGGTGCGGATGCCCTGCGGCGCCTTGCGAAAGCCGCGGCGAGTGGTGGTGCGATGGGTGGAGGTCATGAGACCTACCTTTCTGCGGCGGGCGCCGCGTGGGGGGAAATTCGCTCTGCTCTCTCTATCGACATATAGTACACGACTGTTTAGGGTTGTGGGCGAAGAATTCCGTAAGAGCGCGCCGGTCGCTCTGCTTGCCTGCGGCGATCGACGCGCCTCGACTCCTGCACCGCCGATCCGAGCACGGCTACACGTCGGATCCGACCCGCGCGCTCGGCGACGCGGGCGAAGCTGTGCCCGTCGAGGCCCAGGCCGAGCTGACGGCGCGCGTGCACCGATCCGAGCGCCAGGCGCAGCTCGACGAGTGGGCGCGGCGCAAGGCGGCGATACAGCGCGAGATCGACTGGCTGACGTCCCAGCGCTTCCGCCGCGACGTGCGCTCAGACCTGCGCGCGCTGCAACGCCAGGTCGATCGCCTCGACGCGCGCTTGCACTAGGGCTACTCTGTGCGGCAGCCCGACGGCATCGGCCCTAACAGATAGCGCCCATCGCGTTGTCTCGCCGAGCACCGATAGCGCCGTGGGTTGGGGTGCGCCGTCGTCGGGTTTTTCCACTACCCGATGGGGGTCTAAATGAGCACGTCCGAGCCTGGCGTCGACGTACCGACGCAGCCCGAGCCCGAGTCGCCGACCGAGCCGACGACGCCCGATCAACCGGCGCCCGTCGAGCCCGAGCCCGAACCGGCGCGCCGTGGCGCTGATGATGATGACGACGACGACGGCGAGGCCTCGCCGTAGCGATGGCGCTGTCGTCCAAGCAGCGCGCCAAGCTGCCCAAGTCCGCGTTCGCCTACCCGGCCAAGCGGGCCTATCCGGTGCCGACGGTGGCGCAGGCCAAGCGTGCCGGGATCTCTGAGAAACAACGCCTGGGCCTACACCGCAACGCGCTGGCCCGCGCCGCGCAGTCGGGCACGACGGGCAGCTATGGCCACGTTGCCAAGCACGTCGCCCGGCGCTCGGGCGGCAAGGTCACGCCCAAGGGCAAGCGGTAGGAGATCTCCAGGCGATGGCCGAGAACGGCAAATTGCCCGCCTCGGAGCTGTCGCCGATCGCGCAGGGCGAGCTGCGCAACGACTGCGCCGCGGCCTGGAACGCGCTCAACGTCGAGGCACGTTCGCTCGGCTGCGAGATCGTGCCGACCGGCAGTAAGTCCAGCTATCGGTCCTATGCCCAGCAGGTCGAGCTGTACGAGGTCTATCTCAACGGCGGCAACCTGGCCGCCAAGCCGGGCACGTCAAACCATGGATGGGGAACGGCGGTCGACGTAGCGACGCAGGACATGCGGTCGATGATCGACCGCATCGGGGCCAAATACGGCTACTCGAAAAGCTGGAGCGATGCGCCATCGGAGTGGTGGCACATCGTCTACCAGGCCGGGCACTACGCCGGGCCAGACCCTGGGCCATACGGCTCGGCTATTCCCGAACCACCGGAGGACACAGTGTCGATATTCGCGGTCGTAAAGAAGGATGGGCGCATCGAGGTGTTCGCCCAGAAGTCCGACGGCTCGGTGATGCACGCCTATCAGGTCGCCGAAAACGGTGGCTGGGCTGGGTCTGAGAAGGGCAAGGCCGCGCAATGGTACGGCCTCGGGAACCCCGGCAAGTGAGGCACGACCCGCTGTATCTGCTCGCCTACGTGATCGTGTTCCTGGTGCTCGTCTACGTGCTGCTGCGCGTGGCCGGTGCGGTGTCGTAATTGCGCTCGTCTGGTCTGGGTGCTGGCTGAGGTCGTCGTGCTGCTGATCGTGTTGCGCATCGTGGGCGTGCTGTGAGCGACTGGACCATCGTGGGCGTGCGCATGCTCACCCAACATGCGACCGGCATCGAGCGCCCGGCGCTGGTGATGCGTGATCCGGTGCGCGACGTCGAGTCGCTCGTGGTCGTCGTCGACTCGATCCGCGTCGACGAGCTGGCGCTCCTCGCTGGCTTTCAGTACGGCGACGAATGAGATGGCGATGGTTCCGCTGTTTGCGAATGGGACGGGTGCGCAGGCCGAGCGTCTGCGCCGCGTGCTGCGACGGCTCACCGGCCGCGACATCTCACTGGCCGAGGACACGACGGCCACGCTTGTCGAGGCGCTGGAATCCATCGCGGCTCGACTCCAGGCGCTGGAGCATGCGACGTCGGCGCGCGTGCAGGCCGGTCAATCTCAAGTAGATCAGTGATGTTAGTGCGAGTGTGTGCGACGCCGGGCTGCGGTGTCGTCACCCAGCGCACCCATTGCGCTGAGCACGAGCACGCCCGGTATTCGCGCAGCGCATGGCAGCGCGTGCGGGCCGACGCGCTGCGTGCGGCCCGCCATCGCTGCCAGCGCTGCGGCTCGCGCGACGCGCTCGTCGTGCACCACCGCGGGCCATCGGCAGCGCCCACGTTGGTGGTCGTGCTGTGCCGACGCTGCCACGTCGATGAGCATGCCATCGACCATGGCCGACGGCCTGGCGATGCGCGCGTCGGCGGCCGCGGCACCACCGGGGTGGGGGGGCATCGCTGACGCGAGCGGTTGCTCGCGGGAGAGCAGTGCGGCTGAGACCAAAACCGGCGCTCCACGATTATGAGTATTGACTGTGACGTGACGTTTGCGACGGCCTTGGCCGACGCGACGCGCACTCTGGAGGCGATCGGGGAGGACCCGACGACCTCGACGGCGGCGATGGAGCGCTACGCCCGCGCGTGCGCCGACGCGGCGCTGATGCGGCGGCGCTGGGTGTCGATGGGGTCGCCGACGAAGACCTCGGGGTCGACCGGGCAGCTCGTCGTGCACCCGATGGTCGAGGGTGTGCGCAAGGCCGAGCGTGAGGCCGCCGACCTCGGCGATCGTCTCGGTATGACACCCGCCTCGCGGCGGGCGATGTCGCGCCGGGTCACCGGCGGCCGTCCCCTCGGCGCCACCTCGGCGCCCGACCGCAGCTCGATCCGGCGCGTCGCATGACCAAGCTCTCGCACGCTCTCGACGACGCGCCCGTCGTCACCTTCCTGCTGCTGGCGCTGGCCCTCGTCGTGGTCATCGCGGGCGCCGTCGTGACCATCATCCGCCCGGCGTCGCTCAGCTTCCACGACTACGTCCTCGACGTGACCATTCTCGTCTCGGCGCTCGGGCTCGGGGCGGGCATCGGCCGCGGCGCCATCGCCGCCGCCAAGGTCCAGCACCCCGAGGGAGAGTCGCCGCCCGAGGTGCACGAGTGAGCGCGCTGATCGAGCTACCGGCCGCCATGGCGAGCTACGCCTGGGGCACGCGCGGCGACCATTTCGCCGAATTCTGCGCCGAGCACGTCGTGCAGTCGGTCGACATCTTCGACGGCGAGCCGCTGGCGCTGGAGGACTGGCAGGGCCGGATGATGGCCGAGGCGCTGGCCGTCGACGAGGACGGCGCGCCCTACTGGCGCTCGGTGGCCATCGTGCTACCGCGCAAGAACGGGAAAACGGCGCTGCTCGCGGCGTACGCGCTCTACTCGCTGCTGGAGTTCGAGGGCTCGCCCGAGATCCTCCTGGCGGCGGCGAGCGACAAGCAGGCGGGCCGATTGTTCGACGCGGTCTGTGCCTACACGCGCCAGTCGGCGGAGCTGGCCGGGCTGGTGCACCTGCGCGAGTGGACGGGCGAGATCGCCCGCGCCGACGGACGCGGCCGGATCCTGCGCATGGCCTCCTCGCCCGAGCGCCTCCACGGCTACAACCCTAGCCTGGTGGTGGCCGACGAGGTCGCCCAATGGACGACGCCGACGCTGCGCCGGGCGTGGGCGGCGCTCACCACCGGCGGCGGCGCTCGCTCGCGGGCCCAGACCTTCACCATCTCGACGGCGGGCGAGTCGCACGAGCGCGCCACCGGGATTCTCGGCCGGATGATCGACGCCAACGAGGCGGCGGGCGACGTCGAGGCCCTCGGGGCGCTGCGGATCTCGCGCAACGGCGAGGCGCGGACCCTCATTTACAACTGGTCGGCCGAGCACATCTCCCCCGAGGCGCCCGAGGACGCCGACGCCATCCGCGCCGCCAACCCGGCGAGCTGGATCACCGGCGAGTACCTGCGCCGCCAGGCCGAAAACCCCGAGCTGATGGCGTCGGAGTATCTCCAGCTCCACGGCAACGTCTGGGCCACGGCCGAGGACGCCTGGCTGTCGATCGAGCAATGGCGTGCGCTGGCCCGGCCGCGCCCGCTGGAGGTCGGCGAGCGCGTCGCCCTCGGTTTCGACGGCGCCCGGTTCGACGACGCCACGGCCCTCGTGGCCTGCGCGCTCGACGACGGGCACTTGACCCTGCTCGACCTCTGGGAAAAGCCCCCAGGGGCCGCAGGACGCGGCTGGGAGGTGCCTGCGGACGGGGTCGACATGGCGCTGGCCGCCGCCTTTGAGCGCTACAGCGTCGTGCGCTGCTACGTCGACCCGCCGCTCTGGCAGACCGAGGTCGCCGCCTGGCAGCGCGACTACTCGGTGGTGTTCCCCTGGCAGACCAACCGGCCGACGCCGATGGCGGCCGCCGTCGAGCGCTTCCGCACCGACGTGCTGGCCGGTCGCCTCACCCACGACGACGACGAGCGCTTGACCCGGCACGTCGGCAACGCCCGCGTGCACCGCCACCGGGCCGGTTACTGGCTGGAAAAGGCCGCGCCGCACTCGCCGGACAAGATCGACGCCGCCATCGCCGCCGTCCTGGCCTATGAGGCGCGCGCCGACGAGTTGAGCACCGCCTCGACGCGCTCGCGCGTGCCGGTGAGCTGGAACTAGCCATGAGCCTGACCGCCCCTGCCCCCGGCTCGCTGCTGACCCCCGAGGGCTGGCGCGACGCCCTGCTGGCGGCCATGAGCGCCCGCCAGGGCACGATCGACCGTTGCGACGCCTACTACCGCGGCGATCACCGGATGACGTTCCAGACGTCCCAATTCCGCCAGACGTTCGGCAACCTTTTCTCGGCCTTCGCTGACAATTGGTGCGACCTGATTGTCGACGCCTCGGCCGAGCGGCTGCGCGTCGAGGGGTTCCGGTTCGGCGACAACCCGGCCGACGAGGCCGCCTGGGAGATCTGGCAGCGCAACGGCCTGGACGCCGAGTCAGACATGGCGCACACCGAGGCGATCAAGCTCGGGTGCGCCTATGCCCTGGTGGGCCCCGACGACGCCGGACTGGCGTCGATCCAATTGGAACCCGCCTCGGGCGCGATCGTTTCGGTGGACCCGGCGCAGGGCCGTCGGCGCCTGGCCGGGCTGCGGGTGTGGGCCGACGAGTGGGACGCCGAGCACTGCGTGCTCTACCTGCCCGACTCGATCACCTACTGGCGCCGCGAGGGCGGCAGCATGTCGACGCGCTGGGAGGCCGACGAGGGCGGCGGCACCAACCCGATGGGGGTGGTGCCCCTCGTGCCCCTGGCCAACGCGCCGACGCTGTCAGACCGCCTCGGGCGCTCAGACATCGAGCGCGTGATTCCGCTTCAGGACGCCGTCAACAAGCTGTGCGCCGACATGGTCATCGCCTCGGAATTCAGCGCGTACCCGCAGCGCTGGGTGACGGGCGTCGAGATCCCCACCAACCCGATCACCGGCGAGCGCATGGCCGCGCAATTCCTGGGCGGCGCCGACCGCGTCTGGGGCGTCGAGGCTACCGATGCCAAATTCGGCAATTTCGCCGTCTCGGATCTCGGCATCTACGTCAAGGCCGTGGAGATGCTGATCCAGCACGTCGCCGCGCAGACCCGCACGCCGCCGCACTACCTGCTCGGGGCCATGGGCAGCTTTCCCAGCGGCGAGTCATTGAAGGCCACCGAGACGGGGCTGGTGGCCAAGGTGCGGCGCAAGATGCTGTCCTTTGGCGAGGGGTGGGAGGAGGCCATGCGCCTCGCCTTCGCCGTCGAGGGCGAGACCGCGCGGGCCGAGATGATCGACGTTGAGACCATCTGGGCCAACCCCGAATCGCGCATCGTCGGCGAGACGGTGGACGCCGCGGTCAAGCTCCAGAGCATCGGTGTGCCCCGCCCGGCGCTCTGGGAATACATCGGCGCGTCGCCGCAGCAGATCTCGCGGTGGATGGTCGAGGGCGAGCCCAAACCGACCCCGGCGCTGCGCGAGACGGTCTCGGTCGCCGCGACGCCGCAGCAGGGCGTCGAGATAGCCACGGGCGAGCCCGTCACCGGAGCCGCCCCCAGCGGCGCGCCGTCGGCCCCGCCGGGTCGCGGCGCGCCGCCTCCGGTGGCCCCGGCCAAATCTTGAGCTTTGCCGCGCATCGGGCGCGGCAAGAACCAAACCATCCAAGGGGGTGGCGTAGTGAGGGCAGTACGCCGAATCACAGCGACGGTGATGGGGCTGGCCGTCGTGTTCGCATTGAGTGCTGGAGTGGCCAGCGCTCAGACCAGCACCCAGTCCGCAGCACAGAGCATCACCAAGGCCCATGCGGCCAACGCGCTGCGTGGGCCTCGTGGCCCGCGTGGTTTCCGGGGGCCCGCTGGGCCTCGGGGACCTGCTGGCCCTGCCGGGCCTGCCGGTCCGACCGGCGCCACCGGCGCCACCGGCGCCGACGGTCCCGCTGGCCCCGCAGGCGCAACAGGGCCGCAGGGTCCTGCCGGTGCGTCGGGCGACACCAACACCAAGGAATTCACGTTCCGCGGTGACATCTCGACGCCGACCACCCAGGTGACGGCGCTCGACGGTGTGAAGCTCAACGCCGATTGCAGTGCGCTCGGGCGGGTCACGCTGACCGCCGTGGCGACCAACGTGGCCCCGGGCGTGCTCACTGAGCGCGACGGCACTGCGTTCGGCATCGTCACCCGGTTCGGCGAGGCCAACACGACGGCGCGGGTGCTCATCTCTCCGGTCAGCTCCGCCAGTTCGCGGGCTGATGTCGAGGTGCATTACGTGAGCAACGCAGGGCAGGACACCACCATCAACGTGGCGGCGGTGGACCTGGCCGACGGTCCCAACGGGCTCGGCACCGCGTGTGTCGTGTACGGGACGGCCACGACGTTCTAACCCGGCAGTAACCGCGGGGCGGGCCCCCTCCTGACCTTTCTGGGGGCCCGCCTCACCTACTGGAGGACATCTCAGTGACTGACGACACCGGCACCTCGGGCGCGACGCCCGAGAGCGGCCACGACCCCGCTGGCAGCGCGACGCGCGGCGGGCAGGAAACGACCTCGGGCGCGACGCCCGCGGCGGGCAGCACAGAGGGCGCGACGCCCGACACGTCACTCGCCGATGCGGGACGTGCGGCACTCGACAAGGAACGCAACGCCCGGCGCGACGCCGAGCGCAAGGCGTCGGAGTACCGCCGTCGGATCGACGAGCTGGAGGACGCTGGAAAGCCCGAGCTGGAGCGCGCCACCGCGGCCGCCCAGCGGGCCCAGACCGAGGCACAGACCCACGCGCAGCGCGTCGCCGAGCTGGAAAAGCAGCTTGCCGATCGCGACGCGGCCGACCTTCGACGGAAGGTCGCCGCGGAGGTCGGTCTCCCCGCGGAGATGGCCGATCGGCTGCACGGTGACGATCTGCGCGCACTGCGCGCCGACGCCACCAAGCTCGCCGAGACCATCGCTGGCGGGCGACCCGTGGGTGACATCGGCATCGGTAAGGGCAACGCGGCAGGCGGACGCCAGGGGCGTGTGGACATGAACCAGCTAATCCGTGAGGCGGCTGGTCGCGGGTAGGTCGCGCGACGCACCCACCCGCCAGGCGTCTCACTCGCGCCCTGGAGGGCTCTAACCCCATGCCGTACAACAACATCATTTCGCGCGGTGACGCCACCGCGCTAATCCCCGAGGACGTCGCCTCAGACATCATTAAGCGCCTGCCCGAGCAGTCGGCGGCGCTGGCGATGTTCCGTCACACCACCATGGCCCGCGCGCAGCAGCGCATGCCGGTGATGGCGGCCCTGCCCGTCGCCTACTTCGTGAACGGTGACACTGGTCTGAAGCAGACCAGCGAGGCGGGATGGACGAACAAGTACCTCAACGCCGAGGAGATCGCCTGCATCGTGCCGGTCCCCGAGGCCGTGCTCGACGATACGGCCTTTGACATCTGGGCCGAGACCCGCCCCTTCATCGTCGAGGCCGTCGGTCGCGCGCTGGACGCCGCGATCTTCTTTGGTGTCAACAAGCCCGCGAGCTGGCCCAACGCCATCGCCGCCGACGCGGTGACGGCGGGTAACGTCGTCGTCGAGGGCACCGCCGACATCCAAAACGGCGGAATCATGGGCGATATCTCCGACCTGGCCGCCAAGGTCGAGGCCATGGGGTACGACGCCAACGGCATCGCGGCGAATCGCACCTTCCGCGGCAAGCTGCGCGGAGCGCGGTCGACCACCGGCGAGCAGCTCGGTGGCGTCGAGTCGGGCACCGAGGTGCAGGCCGCCACCAATTCGGTGTACGGCATCCCGATTACCTACCCCCTGCGTGGTCTGTGGCCGACGGGCGCCAGTGCCGTCGAGATGTTCCTGGGTGACTTCACCGAGGGCATCGTCGCCATCCGCCAGGACCTGACCTGGAAGATCCTCGACCAAGCCGTGATTCAGGACGGCACCGGGGCCATTCAATACAACCTGGCGCAGCAGGATTCGGTGGCGCTGCGCGTCGTCGCTCGCTTCGCCTGGCAGGTCCGCGGGACGCCCGAGCCCGAGAACATCGCCAACGCCTACCCGTTCGGCGTCATGCACACGGCCTAGAGGAGACCGACATGGCAAAAGACACCAAGGACACCACCACCACCGGCAACGGTGACCCCGAGGCCCCGGCCAACCCCGTCGCGACGACGCTGGAGGAGGCCAACGACGCCGGTTACCTGGGCCAGCCGCCCGACTCTCGGCCCAATGACGAGTACACCGTCGAGGGGGTCATCGCGGCCGCCGAGGCGCACGCCAAGGAGGTGCCCCAGTCCGTCGAGGATGAGGGCTCGGGCACGCCCGCGTCGAGCAGCAAGTCGACGTCGAGTAAATCGTCGTCATGACCGATTGGCTGGCAGACGCCACCGCTCTCGGAGTGTGGCCGCAGGCCGTTGGCGGCTACAGCTCTGACGGCGACGCCTACACGGTGGCGGGCGTCGCGCGGCCCGCACCGACCGGCAAGCCCGTGCTTACCGCGCTCAGCCCGACCGAGTTTGTGATCGGGTCGCCGAGCGTGACGCTGCACTGTACGGGTTCTGGCTTCACCCGCGATTGCTTTATCGCCTTCGCGGGGCAGGCCGAGCGCACGGACTTTCACAACGACAAGGACGTGTCGACGGTGATTGATTCGTCGGTGTGGACGGGCCCGGACACGGTCAACGTGTCGGTGGTCAGCCAGTCGCGTGGCGGCTCACAACCGCAGGAATTCTCAATCGTCGCCTCGTGACGTTCTACCAGTGACCCTCGACACCGACGAGGAGGCCCGCGCCGCGGAGTACCGGGCGCAGCAGATCCGGCGAGCGGACTACCAGGCACAGCTCTGGAATTCGCTCGCCGGGTCCCAGGCGGCCCGTGACGCGCTCTACGCCGCTTGGCAGCCGCTGATCGACTACCTGGCCGAGCGCGACATGGAGGTCGACTCCGAGGCGGAGATCGACCCCATCGGGATCTCGGACACGGTCAACGTGGGGAGGACCACCGAGTGAGCATCACCGACGCCACCGCGCCGACCGTCGCCGACGTCGCCGCCATCATCCGCGCCCGCACCAAGGACAGCTCGGGCAACGAGGTGGGGACGTTCACCGCCGACACGCGGCCCACCGACCTCCAGGCCCAGGAGGCGATCGACCATCAGGTGATCCTGCTGCACACCCGCGTCGGCAACATCGGGCCCGACTGCGCCGACGTCGCCCGGCTGTGCGCCGCCTACGGCGCCGCGGCCGAGATCGAGCTTTCCTACTTCCCCGAGCAGGCCCGCACCGACCGCTCGCCGTACACCAACCTGGTGGCGCGGTATGACGAATACGCCACCGGCCTGGTGAGCTGCGTCGAGGGCAACCTGCCGTCGGAGCCCGACGACGAGGGCGACATCGTCAGCGGCGTGCGCTTTGGCACGCTGGACGCCGTCTCGGGCACCGTCGCGGGCTACTACACCGGCCGGTTCTGGCCGCCGCTCGGACCTCCCCCACCGGCCCCGGCGCCCACCGACGACAATGTCGACTAGCGGGCCCCACGTCAGCATCGAGGCGCCCGACGCCGAGGCACTGGCGCAACGGCTGCAACGGTTCGCCGCGTCGGTGTCTGACGCCCGCCCGGCTTTCGAGGCGATGCTCCCCTATCTCAACCGGGGCGAGGAGCAGGCCTGGAGCACGTCGGGCGCCGCCCTGGGCACGCACTGGCCCCCGGCGGCCGACCCCGAGCGCAAGGTCGATCCGCGCATGCTGGTGGCCACCGGCGCGCTGCGCGCCTCGCTGGCCGGGCAGACGGGCGAGTCTGAGCGCGTCGCCACGAGCACCGAGTTGCGTTTCGGCACTCGCGTGCCCTATGCCCGCTTTCACGAGGACGGCACCAGCCGCATGCCCGCCCGGCCGTTCCTGGGCGTGCCCGACTCGATGTCGCGCGAGCTGGTGGCGATCATGGACCGCTACACCGTCGGGCAGGCCGGGCCGTGAGTGCCACCGCGCAACGCGCCGAGGTCGGGCCGATGGTCACCGGCGGCGACGTCGAGGCCGCGGTCATGGTCACCCTGCGCGACTGGCTGCCCGCCTACCTGGGCGAGGGTGAGCGCCTGCACGGCCTGCCGCCTGGTGACACCCCGGCGCCCCGGGGATGGGCGATCACCGGGCGCGACCTACAAAAGCTCAACACCGACCAGCTCCCCTGCGTCGTGGTCATGGCCGCGGGCATCACCTCGCCGCCGATCAAGGAGGGCGCGCCGGGGCGCTATACGGCGATCTGGGGCGTCGATATCGGGACCGTGTTCTCGGCCGCCTGGGGCCGCTCGTCGCGGCGGCACTGTCAGCTCTACGCCCGCGCCATCCAATTGTGCCTGGAGCAGCGCACGCTGGACCTGCCGGGCGCCGTGGTCAATTGGCGCGGCGAGGTGTACGACGAGCTGGATTTCGAGTCGAGCCGGTCCTACTCGGCCAGCGTCGTGAGTTTCAACGTCGAGGCGCGCGAGGTGGCATGGGCTGCTGGTGGCCCGCCGCCCGACGCGCCACCGCCCACCGACCCCACGGTGCCGTTTGACCCGTGGGTGTCGGTGGTCGAGACCGACGTCACCGTCGAGAACACCCTCGTCGACCAGCCACTACCCGACTAACCGGGAGGACATGATGAGCAGACCTGGCGTCGAGGTTTCCTCGGCGGCGTCGGCCCCACCCGTGGGCGTCCCCACCGACACAAGCGTGGCGTTTGTGATCGGCGAGGCCCAGATGGGGCCGACTGACGCGCCGACGCGCCTCACCTCACTGGACGACTTCACCACCACCTACGGCGCGCGCATCACCGGCGTGGAGTCATACGACGCGCTGGACACCTATTTCCACGAGGGCGGGGCGACGGCCTATTTCCTGCGCCTCGCCGACGGTGCCTTGCCCGCCTCGGGCGACGCCGCCGCCATCGTGGCGGGGAACACCCTTGGCGCGGCCAGCGCGGGCGCCTGGGGTAACGGCCTCAAGCTCGACGTGGTCCCCACGCCGGGCGGGAGCACGCAGAGCAACGGCAAATCCAGCAAGGCCAAGTCGGGCAACGGCAACGGCAACGGCGCGCCGACGCGCTCGGCGCTGCTGACCTTCCCCGACGACCAGGCGGGCGCGGCGACGTTCATGGCCACGGTGTCACTCGGCGGCAAGGCGGTGCAGACCTCACAGCCGATGGTGACGCGGCGCGACCTGTCGCAATTTCTCGACAGCGCCTCCTATCTGACGATCCAGGGCCCCGACAACGACGACCCGATCGCCGCCGGGTCGGTCACCCTGGCGGGCGGCGATGACGGGACGGTGCCGGTCACCGACGCCAGCGCGCTCGCCGCCGCCCTGGCGGTGCTCAACCCCGAGCTGGGCCCCGGCCAGGTGTTGGCGCCGGGCCGCTCGACGAGCGACGATCACGCCGCGCTGCTCGCGCACGCGGCCGCCACCAACCGCTATGCGATCCTCGACGGCGGGGCGCACGACGACGCGCTCGCCATGGCCTCGGCGGCGGCGCTGCTGCGCGGGGCCGCAGAGGACCGCTACGGCATGCTGTGGGCCCCGTGGGCGGTCATTCCGGGCCTCGCCCCTGGAACCAGTCGCACGGTGCCCTGGAGCCCCGTACAGGCCGCCCTGTGCGCTCGCAACGACCTGGCCGGTAACCCCAACCAGGCGGCCGCGGGCTCGTGGGGGCAAACGCAATGGGTCACCGACCTGGCCCAGCGCTTCACCCCCGACGAGTGCGAGACGCTGCTCTACGCCGGGGTGGACACCGCGCGGTCGGTGTACGGCACGATCGAGGCCTACGCCTTCCGGTCGCTGTCGGATCCGTCCGGGCCCAATCAGGAATGGGTCCAGGCCAATTTCGGGCGGCTGGCCATGGCCATCGTGGCCGAGGGCGAGGCCACGGGAGAGGACTTCGTTTTCTCCCAGATCGACGGCCGCGGCCTGGACATCGCCGCGTTCGGCGGCGCCCTGGCCGGGGACCTCATCTCGTTCTACAACGCCGGGGCGCTCTACGGCGAGGACCCCACCGAGGCCTTTGTGGTCAACGTCGGGCCCGCTGTGAACACCCTGCCCAAGCTCGCCGACGGGGTCTTGTCGGCGGTCGTCTCGGTGCGCATGTCGCCGCACGCCGAGCTGGTGCAAATCCAGATCGTCAAGCAGCCGATCACCGTGTCACTGGTCTAGGAGGTGTGAGCAATGCGTGAGGACCAATTCAACGTGACGGTGTCAATCGACGGCATCGGCAACCTGGGGACGTTCGACAAGTTCACCGGGGGGTCGATCGACTCCGACGAGCAGAAATACAGCCCCGGCGGGATGGCCCCGCCGATCTCGCTGGGCGGCGCGGTGACCATGTCCAACGTGATCGTGTCGCGCCTGGTCGACCTGGTGCGCGACTGGGACATGATGCACAAGCTGCTGTCGCTGGTGGGGGTCGCCACCATCACCGCCGCCAAGCAGCCGCTGGATATCAACAAGGTCCCCTACGGCCGCCCGCTGGTGTACCAGGGCACGATCAAGCAGGTGACGGTGCCCGATCACGACTCGACGTCGTCTAACCCGGCCGTCTTCGATATCGAATTCGTGCCGACCGGGACGGTGGGCTGATGGGGATCCGCGACGCCGTGGCGGCAGCCAGCGGTGACACCGTCGCCTTCGACGCCATCGACGGCCAAGAGGAGGACACGAGCCCGGCGCAATCCGCACCGGCGCCGGGCTCTGTTCTGGGTGAGCTGCGGGCCCGCGCCGCGCAGCTCGCCGCCCAGCAGACGGTCGATCTGGAGGTGCCCGGTTACTCCGGGGTCCTGGTGGCGCGCTACGGCGCGGTGTCGATCAGCCGTATCTACGCGCAGAACCCCGAGCAGCTCATCCCCAAATGGACGGTGGCGGCCGACACCCTCGGCCGTGCCCTGGTCGGGCTCTACGGCCGCAACGCCGACGGCTACCCCGAGCCGCTCCAGCTCGACGTGCCGACCCGCTTTGACGACGAGCTGGTCGCGCTGCTGGACCTGCACCCCACCGAGCGCAGCGTGCGCGCCGTCCTGGTGGCGCTGTGCGGCGGCGGCGAGCTGGGCGAGTCGCGGCTCTGGGCGCATTACATGCAGTACCAGGGCTGGCTGATGGCCGGGGGCGAGGGCGAGGAGGCCCCGGCGCTGGAGGTCGTCGAGGCCGTCGTGGGGGAATTCCGGGGCCGCTGATCGAGGCGTGCGCCGTCGCCGCGCTGTGCGGCGTGCCGGTGGCGCGGATCGTCGAGGGCGATCCGATCGAGCGCGCCGTCTGGATCAGGGTCACCACCCGCGCCGCCGAGCTGCGCGTGCAGATGATGCGAGCCCAGGCCTCACATACCGCCGAGCAGGTGTCACTGCTCTTTAGACGCCATGGCTGAGGGCAATCTCGACATCATCATCCGCGTGCAGGGCGGGCAGGCCTCGGCGGTCGAGATCCGCGAGGTCGGCAAGGCCACCGCCCAGGTCGGCACCAACGCGCAGGAGTCGGCGAAAAAGACCTCCGGGCTGCGCTCGGCCATGACCGGCCTCGCCACCGGGTTCGCCGTTTACAAGGGGTACCAGTTCATAAAGTCGGCGGTCAACGAAACGGTGAGCCTGGCCAAGGCCACCGCCTCGCTGCAACGCATCACCGGCATGGACACCAGCACCGCCTCGGGCTGGGTCGGCGTCGCCAAGGAGCGCGGCATCCAGTCCAAGCAGCTCAACCAGGGATTCATCACCCTGGCCAAAAACATCGAGTCAGCCGCGGGCGGCTCTAAGACCTCGGCCAAGGCCTTCGCCCAGCTCGGCCTCGACGCCGCCAACCTCAAGGTGCAGGACTCGAAAACCCAGCTCGGGATGCTGGCGGATTCGTTCAAGGCGCTACCGGCGGGCGTGGATAAGGCGTCACTGGCGCAAAAGCTGTTTGGGCGCCAGGCGCAGACGCTGCTGCCGCTGCTCAACATGGGGGCCAAGGGGCTCAACGAGCAGGTGGGAGCCGAGGCCAAGCACATCGGCATGACCGGCAAGGCGGCCAAGCAGTCGATGGAGCTGGCCCGCCAGCAGCGCGAGCTGAACGCCACCATGCTCGGGCTCAAGGTGTCGATCGCCACCGCGCTGCTGCCGATCATGACGGCGCTGGCGAAGGCGTTCCTACCGATCATCCAGGCGTTCACCAAGCTGATGACGCAGTCGCCGATCTTCCGGTTTGCGGTCATCACCTTGACGGCGGCCATCCTCGCCTATGTCGGCGCGGTCAACCTGGCCAAGCTCGCCGATATCGAATTCATCGCCACCGCCGCGCCGTGGCTGGCGCTGGCGGTCGCCATCGGCGCCGCGCTGGTGCTGCTCTACAAGCACAGCGCGGCGTTTCGCGACGTGCTCAATGCGGTGAAAAACGCCGGGATCGCGGCCATGAACTGGATCAAGAACGCGGCTATTGACGTGTTCCATTGGGTGTCAAAGAACTGGCCGACGCTGCTGGCGATCCTCACCGGGCCGATCGGCCTGGCGGCCAAGGCGATCATTGACAATTGGGGCTCGATCAAGGGCGCCGCCCGCTCGGCCTGGGACGTTCTCAAGAGCGTGGGCAATTGGATCGGCGGCGCGTTCACCGACGCCTGGAACGGCTGCGCCGACGCCGTCCGCTCGGTGGCCCACGCCATCGGCAGCGTCGTCTCGACCGCGGGCAAGATCGCCTCGCTGCCCGGTAAGGCGCTCAGCTTCCTGGGCAGCGTGGGCAGCTCGGCGCTCAGTGTCATACCGCACGCCATGGGCGGCACCGTCTCGGCCGGGGGCGAGCTGGCCCTCGTCGGCGAGCGCGGCCCCGAGATCGTGGCCCTGCCCGGCGGCTCGACGGTGATCCCCAATCATCGCCTGGGCGCGGCCGGTGGCGGCGCCGTGCACGTCACCGTTCCGGTGTACCTCGACCGGCGCCAGGTCGGCCTGGCCATGGGTGACTACGTCGCTGACAAGCAGGCGGCGCGGTGATGGTGACCAAGGCCAAGCCCAAGCCCAAGCCTCACGCCAAGGCCAAGCCCAAGCCCAAGCCGCTGACCGCCGAGCAGAAGGCGATCCGCGAGCTGTACCCGCACGAGCGCTCGGCCTACAAGGCCATCCCGCCCGACAAGCGCGGGCCCGGCAAGCTCGCGCCTGGGCACTCGGTGATCCTGCAAGCGTGGGGGGTGTCGCTTCAGGTGACCGCCCAGCTCGGGGTCAACGGCGCGCACCTCACCGGCGGCTACGGCAATTGGACGCAGGTCCTGGTGCCGCGCGCCGACCCGCTCACGCAATGGTCGGGGCGCAACCTCTACACCATGGACCTCGACCTGGTGCTCGACGGCTACCGCCAGGGCCGCTCGGTCGAGCCGCAGATCAAGGCGCTGGAGGCGCTGGCCACCCGCGACCCGGCGATGTTGACACCGCCCGCGCTGCGCATCTATGGCGCCGTGCCCCACCCAGGGCTCAAGTGGGTGATTGCCGGGATCGACTACACCAACACCCCGGCGACGCTGCGCAAGTACCCCAGCGGCGAGCGGCTGCGCGAGTCGGTGACGGTGCACCTGATGGAGTACCGCGAGGAGACGACGCTGGTCAGTCTGCCGCGCGCCGCGGCCACCCCGGCACCGCCGACCAAGTACAAGATCAAGCGCGGCGATGACCTGAAAAAGATTGCCGCCCGGCGCCTGGGCAAGTCCAGCCGCTGGCCGGACATCGTCAAGCTCAACAAGGGCCTGCGCGGCCCCAAGCTCGCGGCCAGCATGGTCGGTAAGACGATCAAGGTTCCGGCGAAGTAGATGGCCACCAAGGGCCAGACCGTCACCGTCAAGGTCCGGTCGCGCCACCTGCCCGCGGCGCTGGCCACGGCGCGCCCGCCCGCGGCCGACCTCGACGTCGCGAACCTCACCCTTCAGGGCAAGGGGGTGTCGGCCAAGCTCAAGCAGGCGATCACCGACGGGTCGATCGAGCAGACGATCCAGGGCGCCTCGACGCTGACCCTCACCGTCGCCGACTGGGCCGGGGGCCTGCTGCGCTCGGCGCTGCTGGCGGGCGGCGTGACCCTCACCTTTGACGGCTTGAGCTTCACCATGGTCAAGATCTCCAAGAGCGACACGGCGCTGACTCTCACCTTTGAGGAGACGGCGGCCAACCTGCTGCGCCAGTACAGCTCGCCGAAAAAGGCCGACCGCGCCACCACCACCCGCGCCCAATTCGTGCGCTCGCTGGTACAGGAGGTGACGCAGGCGCGGATCCCCTTCCGCTGCCCGGAGGTCAATAAGCGCCAGGCGGTGGCCACCAAATGACGCTGACCTGTAAGCACGTCCCCGCCAACGCGCAGCAGATCCCCAATCTCAAGCTGCTGGTGGCGCTGGCCAAGCAGATGGGGGCCAACCAGTCACAGATGGCCGGGGCGATGGCGACGATGATCCAAGAGTCAAACGCCGTCAATCTGAGCGGCGGCGACCGTGACTCGGCCGGGCTGTTTCAGCAGCGGCCGTCGATGGGCTGGGGCAGCTACGCGCAGGTGACCAACCCCACCTATGCGATCAACAAATTCCTCAGCAAGTACATGCCGCTGGTCAAGCGCGGCGTGGCCATCTTCGCGGCGTCTGACCAGGTCCAGGGCTCGGCCTTCCCGCAGGCCCCGGCGCAATGGTATGACGAGAGCTGGGCCAACGTCACCCAGCTTACGTCGGGTAAGGACTTCATCGACGCCACCAGTCTCGGCGGGTCGACCAGCTCGACGACCACCCGCGTGCAGCCCTACGAATTCTCGCGCGGCAACGCGGGCCAGCGCGAGACCTCCTGGGACTGCATCGGCCGCCTGGCCGACGAGGTGAGCTGGGATCGGTTCATGCGCGGCGGGGCGCTCTGGTTCGTGTCCGAGAACTACCTCAAGTCCCAGCCGCCGCGGTTCACCTTCTCGGTCGGCGCCCGCGGGGTGACGGCGATCAATTTCGACTCTGACTCGCGGCGCAACGCCGCCGAGGCCACCGTCACCGCGCTGGCCAAGCGCTGGTCGGTGCTGCCCGGCGACGTCGTCACCGTCTCGGGCGAGGGGCCCGGCGATGGGCTCTGGCTGGTCTCAGACGCCCGGCGCACCCTCTGGGACGACACGACCGAGATCACCCTCAAGCGGCCGGTGGCGCCCAAGCTGGAACCCGCCAACACGACGACCACCGTCACCGTCGGGGGCCTGCCGAGCCTCGGCGGCTCGTCGGCGAGCGGCGCGCCCAAGCTCGCCCAGGACTTCTACGCGGCCTGTAAGGCGATCTCAGACCGGGGGTTGCCCTACGTGTACGGCGGCGGCCACGGCGCCGTCGGCGTCGCCTCGGGCGGTGGCTTTGACTGCTCGGGCTCGGTGTGCGCGGCGCTCGGCGCGGTCAAGCTCGGCTACCAGCTCGGCGGCCCGTGCGCGGTCTCGGGGACGATGGCCACCTCGTGGGGCGTCGCGGGACCCGGCAAATACTTCACCGTCTGGGCCAACCCCGAGCACGTCTGGGTCCAATTTCACGGGTTCCCCAATTGGCGCTTTGACACCTCGCCCCACGGCGATGGCCCCCCCGGCCCGCGCCTGCGCAAGTCGGCGCGCTCGACGGCGGGATTCACTCCCAAGCACTGGCCGGGTCTGTAATGCCCCAGCTCGATCAGCTATTCGCCAAGATGGGCACGCCGCCGTTCTCGGGCCCGCAGTGCTGGGAGGGCACCGTGGTGGCCACCGACGGCTCGGGGACCTACATCGTGCTGGAGACCTTCGACGGTCGCCTGCGCTGGGGGCCCTGTCAGCCCCCAGGAGCCTCCGTAACGGTCGGCCAGCGCGTTTCCGTCGCCATGTCCCAGGACGGTGTCCTATGGCTGCTCGGGGGCGCAGGTGGCGGCGGAGCGCCCGGGCCGCCAGGGCCCGAGGGCCCGATGGGGCCGAAAGGCGACACCGGACCGACCGGCGCCACCGGCGCGCCGGGCGCCGCGGGCCCGACGGGGCCGCAGGGCGGCAAGGGTGACAAGGGCGACACCGGCGCCGCCGGGCCGACGGGGGCGACGGGCCCAACCGGACCGACGGGCCCCCAGGGCGTCAAGGGTGATACCGGCGCCACCGGCGCGACCGGCGCGCCCGGCAAGGACGGCGTGGGCTATGAGGCTTCGCCCGTCGGGGCGGTGCTCACCTTCCCCGGTAAGAACCTGCCCGTCGGCTACGTGCTCGCCGACGGGCACACCTACGCCAAGGGCACCTATCCCCAGGGCTATGACTTCGCCGTTGCCGAGGTCGCGGCCGGTAACCCGCTCTGGACCGTCAACGCCGCCGCCCAGACGTTCACCGTGCCCGACCTGCGCGATCGGTTCCTGTACTCCTCGTCGTCGGCGGCGCTCGGCTCGGCCGGTGGTGAGGCGGCCCATACGCTGGTCAATGGTGAGATGCCCGCGCACGCGCACAGCGGCGCGACGACGGGCGGCACCACCGGCGCAGACTCGCCCGATCACGCGCATACGCCGTCCGGCTACGGCAATTTCATAGCGACGAACACGGGCGGGACTTACACCGGGTTCGCGGGCGGTGGCGCGGGCGGCGTGGTCAGCACCGGAGCGGCCAGCGGCGTCACCGGGGGCACCGCGGGGGCGAACGTTCGCCACGCCCATAGCGTGCCCGCGCTTGGGATCTACAGCGACGGCGGCGGCGGTGCGCACAACAACATGCCGCCCTATGTCGTGCTCGCCTTCATCGTCAAGGTGTGGGGCGTCGTCAACAACGGGTCGACGCTGGTCGGCCCGCCCGGCGCTCGCGGCAACACGACCTATCTCTACACCGGCGTGGGCACGCCCCCGGCGGGCACGTTCCCGGGAGAGATCGACGGCGACTGGGCGGTGCGCAAGGGCGACGGGGAGAATTTCCAGCGCCAGGCGGGCGCGTGGGTGGACCTCGGGTTTACCAACCGCTCGACGGCGGCGGTCAACATGACGCGGGCGTACCGAACTGCTGCGTTCACAGTGGCATCGCAGACATGGCAGGCGATCCCACTCGACACGATCGCCTACGACCCAGGTGGCTATTTCAACAAGACGACGGGCAAGTACGTCGCGCCCACCACTGGGACATACCTGTGCACCGGAGCAGTAATGTTTGCGCCCGGAACCACCGGAGCCATTGCCGGGCTGTCGATCAACGGGGGTCTACCGTCGATGCGCGGCGGCGCGGCGGTGAACGTCCCATCTCCGCTGGGCATCGAAGCACCTACGGTCACGGACATCGTTTTCTGCAATGCGGGCGACACGATCGCGCTGGCGTGCTTCCCGGGTGGCGCGGATGCTCTGTACGTCGGGAATGCCGCCACGACGTACCTGTCGGTCGTGCAGATCGCGGCCGGGCCGGGGCCGCAGGGGCAGCGCGGCTCTAATTGGTTCACCTACACCGGCGCGGGGACGCCGCCAGCGGGAACGTTCCTCAACGAGACCGATGGCGACATGGCGACGCGCAGCTCGGACGGCGAGGTCTTCCGGCGCATCAGCGGCGCCTGGTCAGATCAGGGGTGGAAGGTCGCGACGGGGTCGAACACGATGGATACGTGGCACCTGGTGGGCACGGCGGGCGAACCTGCGTTCCAGAATGGATATGTGAACTACGGCGGCGGCTTCGCTGCGTGTGGCTTTCGGCGGTTCCCCGACGGCAAGGTCAAGCTCAAGGGGCTGGTCAATGGACCGGGCGCGTCGGCGGTGATCTTCACTCTGCCGCCCGGCTACCGGCCGCCGGGCGAGACCAAGCTCAACGTGGTGCAGACCAATAGCGTGGTCGGGCGCGTCGATGTTGCGGCCACCGGCGAAGTGGGCGTGTCGGTAGGCACGTCGGGCTGGGTGTCGCTGGACAACATCGAATTCGATACCAACGCCGTCTCGGTAATGAGCGCGGGGGCGATGGGACCACCGGGACCGGGCAGCGGCGCGTACAGCGTGCAGCGCACCTGGATCGGCTATCCCGGCGCGTCGGTCGAGTCGTACACCGCGACGTTCACGACGTCGCAAAGTCCGCTGTCGCTGAGCATTACGCCGAGCGTCCCTATCTGGTGGGAGGTCTACGGAAAATTCGGGCTCGTGACCAGGGTCGATGCCGCCTACAACTACGCGACCGCCTACCTGATCCTTAACCCGGTCGATCAGGACGGGATCAACCAGGGGATTCACTACATCACGCAGCACTCACAGGTTCAGACCATCGAGGGCTATGAGGTCAAGCGCATGTTTCGCCTCGCTGCTGGCACCACCTACACCGTCACCTGGATTTTCAACCCGAGCGCGGGCTCGTGGAACTACTACCAGGGCCGCTCTCAGACCTATCTCGATGCGAAAGCGTGGGCGCAATGAGTGCATACGTCGTTTTTCAGATCACCAGCGTTGTGCCGGATGGCGCGCTGCCCAACCCGGCGGTATTGACCGCGTGGCTCGTCGAGGCCGACGACGAACCCAGCGCCGTGACGATGATCGTCGAGCTGGGGATCGTCACCAGCGGCACCGTGCACGCGCTCGCGATCGCAGAGACACAGAGCTTTGACATCGCGACCAATCCCGACGTGACACCGGCCGACGATCCCCTCGTGCCCAAGTAGATGGCCGTCGAGATCCCCCATTTCACCCTGCCGTTTAGCTTCGTCTCCGATGGCACCGGCGGCCTCGTGGCCGGTGTCGCCGAGCAGGAGTCGGTGGCCGAGATCGAGTCGTGCGCGGAGGCGATCCTGCGCACCGTCCAGGGCCAGCGCACGACGCTGCCGGACTTCGGGCGCCCCGAGCTGGAATTCAACACCGACCCCGAGCTGGTGCGCGCGACGCTGGCCGCCGCGCTGCTGGAGTGGGAGCCGCGCGTGCAGGCCCTGGTAACCGCCTGGCCTGACGCGGCCGACGAGTCGGTGCAGGTGATCCGGGCGCTGGTGGCGCCCGCCGACTCCGAGGAGGGCGACCAATCATGAGCTGGATTGACCCGCTGACCGGCCTGCCCGTGCCCGGCGAGCCCGACGAGGTCGAGAACCCCAATGCGCAGCTCGCCGCCGACGAGGGCGGCTACAACGCGCCCGACGTCGAGACCGACCAGGACGCCATCACCGAGCAGGTCTTTTCGGACCTGGCGGCCAACGTGCCGGGCTGGCAGGCGCACGACGGCAACCTCGACACCTGGATCGTCGAGGCCTTCGCCGAGGTCGGCGCCGAGATCCGCGCGCTCGCCGCCGACGTTCCCGCCTCGATCTTCACCACCTACGGCGAGGTGGTGCTCGGCATCCCGCCGCAGCTCGCCGTCGCCGCCAGCGGCCTGGCCACCATCACCGCCACCGACGCCCAGGGCTATACCCTCGACGTCGGCGCCACCTTCGCGCTGGCGCGCTCGGGCGACGACCTGGTGGCCTTCGCCACGCTGCAAGAGGTGACCATCGACGTCGGCGACGTCTCGGTCGACAACGTCCCGTTCGCCGCGGTGCTCACCGGCGCCGACGCCAACGGCCTGTCGGGCACCGCGCAGATGCTCGACCCGATCACCTGGGTGGCGTCGGTCGACGTGCCCCAGGCGACCTCGGCGGGCGCCGACGCCGAGACCCCCGAGGCCTATCTGGACCGCCTCACCAATCTGTTGCGGATGGTGGCGCTGCGGCCGATCCTGCCCCAGGACTTCGCCATCTTGGCCTTGCAGGTCGAGGGCGTCGGGCGCGCGGTGGCCATGAATCTCTACAACCCGGCCGACGGGACCTGGACCAACGCCCGCACGGTGACCCTGATCCTCACTGACGACCAGGGCAACCCGTGCACCGCCGCGGTCAAGGCCACCGTGGCCGCGCAGCTTGAGGGGCTGCGCGAGGTCAATTGGGTGATTCACATCATTGACCCGACCTATGAGGCGGTGGCGGTCACTTTCGACGTGGTCGCCTACGCCGGGCAGGACGCCTCGGCGGTGCTGGCCACCTGCCAGGCCAACCTCACCGCCTACCTGCAACCGGCCATGTTCCGCCTCGGGGCGCTGTCGCCCGCCATCGCTGGGGGCGAGGTCATCCCGCCGCCGACCACCGGCCAGCCCGCCCGCCGCCAATTCGTCTACGTCAACGAGCTGGTGTCACTGCTCGACCGTTCGCTCGGGGTCGACCGGGTGGTGTCGGTCAAGCTCAACGGCGCCGCCGCCGACCTCCAGCTCACCAACCCCTATACGTTGCCGACGCCGGGCACGATGACCGGCACCGTCGAGGGCGCGTCATGAGCACCAGCGAGCCCTCGGGCATGACCACCGTCGGCTCAGACCTCTATGCGGCGCTGGAGCCGATGGCCTACGCCGACGCCGCCCTCGGCTGGCCGCTGGCCCGCTACCTCTCCTCGATCGGGCTGATCCTGGAGGACACCGCGGCGCTGGTGCGCGTCGACGACCAGGGCAACGACGGCTGGTCGGCCTTCGCCGACCCGCAGCGCTGCCCTGACAGCTACCTCTACACGCTGGCGCAATGGGCGGGCGTGCGCTACCCGCGGCGCATGTCACTGACCGACCTGCGGGCGCTGATCGGCCCGCACGCGCCGGGGCTGTGGCGTGGCACCAAATCGGCGATCTTGGCCGCGGTGCAGCGCTGGCTGACGCCCGGCGGCGTGCTCTATTTCGAGGAGCGCGCCGATGGTGACCCGTACAAGCTGCGGATCTTCTCTTACACCTTCGACACCCTCGACCAGGCCGCGATCGAGGCCGAGCTGTTCAACGTCATCCCGGCCGGATTGATCCTCGACTATGAGGTGCGCGAGGGCCAGACCTATGGCCAGCTTCGCGACTCGATGGCCACCTATGCCGACGTCAAGGCGACCTATCCCACGTATGCCGACGTGGTCGGCTCGCTGCCGCCATGACCTCAGACGATCCGGGCCGCGCTCCACGGTGGTGGGGGTGGATCCGGCGCGTCGTCACCTTTGTTTTAGGCGTGTGGGTGATTGTCGATTCGCTGGTCGAGAAAAACGTGCCCAGTGTCGGAAAGCTGATCGTTGGCCTGGTGATGATCGGCGTGCTGCCGCTCGACGACCTGCTCATGGTCGCTCGCCGAACCGCCAGGTCGATTCGGCGACGTGAGGAGGACTGACCCTTGACCATCACCATGTATGACTCGATCGACCTGTCGCAATTCCCCGCCGACCCCGAGGCGGTGGCCGGTTACGTCGGCGGCAATTGGCCCACCTACAACGCGGTGTGCGCCAAATTCCCCCACGCACATCACCTCTCGATCGCGGTCAACAAGTCACAGCGGGCGCGCTGCTTTGACATCGAGCCGGGCAACGCCGTGCCCTCGGACGGCCCGGCCTGGTTTCACAACTACGGCGACGACTCCGAGGGGCCCATCGTCATCTACTGCGGCGCCTCGGCCGCCCAGCAGGTGATAAACGCCATGAGCAGCGGCGGGATCGACCGCGGCCGCTATCTGCTCTGGTCGGCGCACTACACCTACAAGGAGCACATCTGCGGGCCGCCGTGCGGCTATCCCCAGGCCGACGGCACGCAATGGACCGACAAGGCCATGGGGCGCAACCTCGACCAGTCGCTGGTCAACGACGTGTTTTTCCAGCGTGCGCCTGCGCCGTCGCCGACGCCCGACGACGGCGCCGAGTTGTTCTCGGTGCTCAAGGCCGACGGGCGCCTGGAGGTGTTCACCCAGAAGACCTCGGGCGAGGTGCTGCACGCCTACCAGTCGGCGCCCAATGCGGGCTGGTCGGGGTCTGAGCCCGGCCGGGCCGCCAAGTGGTACTCACTCGGCAATCCAGGGAGCTGACCGTGCCCACCACCCCCAACCTCGCCCTGCCCTACCCCGTCGAGGCCAACCCGGCCGACGTCCCCGTCGATATCGAGGCGCTGGCCATGGCCATGGACGCCTACGGCCTCAGCTTCGCCACCCCCGGCGACCTGAAGCTCTCGGCGGCTATCGCCGCCCCGACGGGGTGGCTGGTCTGCGATGGGCGCGCCGTCTCGCGCGGCACCTACAGCGCGCTGTTTGCCGCCATCGGCACCAGCTACGGCGCCGGGGACGGCTCGGCGACGTTCAACCTGCCCGACTTCCGCGGCCGGACGCCGCTGGGGACCGCCACCGCGCACCCGCTCGGCTCGACCGGCGGCGAGGAGACCCATACGCTCGCCGTGGGCGAGATGCCCGCCCACGCGCACGGCATCGCCGCCGCCGTGACCAACGTCGGCACGGCGGCCGCCTCGATCGGCATCGGCGCCTCCTATGGCCCCGTCCTGATTCACGGCAACGCGGGCCAGGGAACCGCGACGTGGGGCACGGGCGGTAACCAGGGCGGCTACCAGAGCGACCCGACCCACGCGCACGGGATCAACGACCCCGGCCACGCCCACGGCATGAGCAACACAGGCGGCGGCGGCGGCCATAACAACATGCCGCCGTTCGTGACCGTCAACGTGCTGGTCAAGACCTGAGCCGCACCCGTAAACTCGACGGCGCACCGTGGCTCTCCCAGCCATAGCCATGGGGCGGTTCTCGGTGGGCATGTCCGAGGGCCGCCCCTGCGGCGTTCTCAGCCCGAAATCGGGCCAGGTGAGTTAGCAGTCGCGCGCCGCCGCGCAGGGCCGCAGCGGGGCGCACAGAGGCCTCAGCGGCCCGATTTGAGCTATCGGTGGCGTTGCAGGTTGCGCTGCCACTCGCGGCGCAGGGCGGCCTGGACCTCGACCGGCGCGTGCGAGCCGCCCTCGGAGATCTCGCGGGTCAGCCGCACGCGCTGCGCCGGGTTGAGTTTGGCCAGGGCCGTCTCGACGGCCCGGCCTAATTCGGGTTTGTCGAGGATGGCGTGGCCCATGGCGGTGAGCCGGTGGCGGCCGTCGTCGGCGCGCTCCAGCCACCCATAGCGCCGCATCCAGGCCATGCGCGAGCCGACGCCCGAGTGCTTGACGGTGTCGACGTCCTCCCCCATCTGCAAACGCACGTCGAGATTCGACGTCCAGCCGTTCTCGTCGGCGAGGTCGTCGACGATTGCCAGCAGCTCGGTATCCGAGATCCCCCAGAC